CGGCCGGAGGTTGCCGGGCGTGACCTTGCCGAACCTGATCAGGGTGGCCGTGGCGGCGGTGATGTCCTTGTCGTCGAACGCCGCGCCGATGCTGGCCTCGATCTCATTCGCCCACGTCGCGACCTGGGCCCCGGTCACCTTGCCGGTGAGCCCCATCTGCCGGATGGCCCCATCGACGGAGGTGGTGGCCGTCTCGAGTGTCGCGAGATCGTCGAGGCCCGTCTTCACTGCGAGCCCGATGCCCGCTCCCACGACTGCCCCGATGCGCGCGATGTTGCCGACGGCCGTCGTCACACCGCGACGTGCGATGCCGCCGATCTTGCCGACGCTCGTGCCCAGCCGGTCGACGCTGCCGATGGCCTTGTTCACATTGCCGGTGAACTTGTCCTTCAGCTCGAGGCTGGCGATCAGCCGGGCCGTCTCAGCGGCTGCCATTGAGTCTCCTGAGCTTGCGCAAGGCGGCGTCCTCCGCTCGCTGTCCCTGCCGGGCTACGGTGCCGAAACCGATCTCGGCGAGGAACTGAAGGCGCCAGCGGGCAAGGTGGTAGTCGGCCCGATGCCGGCCGTCGGGGAAGTGGAAGTCGAGGATGGTTTCGAGGGCGTCGGGCGCCGCGCCGGGGAGTCCTTCGTCGGAGATATCGACGGTGCCGTCGGCGAAGGCTGCGAGGAGTTCGACGCCCGGACCAGCAAAGGGAGGAGCACCTTCTCCCCGTACAGGTCGTCGGCCACGTCGCCCAGCTCGGACGCGAGGTCGACGCGCGACAGGATCCGGTCACGGATGGCGGCCCGGCTCACCGCGAGCGGCTTGCCCTTGTCATCGGTGAGCGTCCAGGCTTCGATGCCGTGGAGGATGTAGCCCTCGGTCAGGACCGCGAGCACCTCGCCCGTGAACGCGTCGCTGCCGTCGTTGTCGAGGAAGCTGATCGTGTGCCGGATGGCGGTGACGCTGCGGAAGTCGAGCGTCTCGCGCCACGTCACGCTGTCCAACTCGTGCCTCTGGGCCCCGTCCGCCTTGGGCGGGCAGGGGCACGCGATGGTCGTCTGGGTCATCGCGTCAGCTCCCGGCCAGGCCGAGGTCGCCGGCGGTCAGGGTGCAGACGACGATGCTCGTGAACACGCCCGCGAGGTCGACCGGATCGTAGAACGCGCGCCCGGTGAGGACGATCGTGGTGTTGCCGCCCGCCTCGCCCTCGGTGCGCGTGTAGTAGCGCATGGGCAGGGTCAGGGTCCAGCTGTATGGGATGGCGTCCTGGGCCATCACGGTGGAGGTGAAGATCAGCCGGACGTAGCGATCCACGGCCTTGTCGCTGATCCACGCGTCCGACTCGGAGCCCGTGCCCACGGTGTCGGCGGTCTTCGCGAGCGTCAGCTCGAGCTCGATCAACCGCGTCGCCCGGGCGTAGGCGTCCACATCGAACGTCTGGTCCCCGTTGGCGTAGCGCTTCTCATCGATGTCGCCGCTGAACCGGAGGACGCCCGAGTGCGCCGCGTCGACGATCTGCCCGGCGGCGAGCCCCGCCGTCGTGTCGGCGATGTAGATGGCGCAGTCCTTGAAGTAGACGAGCGCCGGGTTGCCCTCGAGGTCGAGGTCGGGGGTCGGGACGGAGCCCGTGACCGGGCTGTCGGTGGAACCGGTGGAGGCGACCGAGCCCCAGCGCCACGTCATCGACGTGGTGACGGCCCCGAGCCCGTCGGGCAGGGTGATCTCCGCCCCGTCCAGGATGCCGTCGCCGAACTGGTACCAGTCGGACAGCGCGTCGTCGCCGAACTCGTACGTGAACAGGTCGGGTTCGTCGACCGTCTCGGACGCCGGCTCGTGGGTCCAGGTCTGCGCCGCCCCGGCTCCGGTCGGCTCCACGGCTCCGCCGAAGAACCCGGACATGAGCAGCGGGATCGTGTTGTATGCCAGCTGCGGATCGGTCAGGGGAGCCGAGAGCGTCGGCGCCTCGCGATGCGGCGCGGCGGTGGGATCCAGCGATCCCGTGTCGACGTCGGGGTCGGTCCAGTTGAGCTCCACGTCGGGCACGCCCTTGAACGCGTACCTGCGGGTCGCTGCGACCTTGGTTCCGAACGCGCTCTGGCGTCCGATCTGATGCTTCCGGAGGCGGACAAGGCCCTGAACCGGCATGTGATGCTCCTTCGCTGGCGGGGGATGTGCGCCCTACCGACCGGGCACTGGTCACGGAGCGTTTGCGCTATTCGGTTAGTTGGGTCAGCCTCCTGCGAAGCCCTCCAGAGTGAGCCGGGTGGCATAGAAGATCGCCGGGGCGTTGATCTTGTTTGCGGGTGTCCAGTCGGGCTGCCACGCGGGCTCGTCCTCAACCGACACGACGGCGATGGTCGTGTTCCCGCCCGCGGCGTGGACGTGGTCGGTGGCCCAGTCGACGAACGCGTCGACGAAGGCGTCCTTTTGGTCCGCCGCTTCCTTGCTGTCGAACACGCCGTGAACGACCATGACGTCGGTGCGCACCGTGCGCTGTCGCCAGGTCACGCTGCCCGGGTACTCGAGGGTCTCGGTGAGCCGGTCGACGAACGCGGTCGGCGGGAACAGGCTCGCGGGCCGGCCGGGGTAGACCTGGAGCTTGGTGCCGGAGTCGGCGGCGAAGTCCGTCAGCAGTTCCACGGCAGCGGCTCGCATGGCCGCCTGGAATGCGATCCGCGTGACGACCATCTAGGCAGCCTCATTCCAGGCTTCGATGACCTGCATCACGAACGGCCTGCGGCGGAGGGCCTCGAGAGCGGCTTCGCGCCGGAAGGGCCGGGCCCTGTATCCCGGGTGCCGCTTGGCGAATACCGTCCGGTCCTGCCCCTTCGCGCGGCGCCTCAGCGAGTGCGCCTTGACGCCGTGGTCGACGAAGAACGCATGGAACGAACCGACCACCGTGTAGCTGGAGAGCGACCCGGCCGTCATCCTCCCCGCCCGAACACGGAACGAGTTCTTAAGGATGTATTCGGGGTGGTCCCGACTGCCGTACTTGCCGCGTCCGGTGCCGCTGTACGGCATCGACATCGCGCCGACCCGGTCGGTCATGATCGCGGCGCACTCTTTCGCCCACGCCTTGCCGCCGGGCTGGCCGACTGCCTTTCGAACGTTCTTCAGGCGGGCCTTGAACTCCGCGGCGCCCTGGAGGCCGGCCATCAGGCGATGCCGAACGTGCGGCGGTGCCCGAAGATCAGCCGCTGGTAGGTGGGGTCATTCACGCCCACCGCGGATGCGAGCTCGGGCTTCAATGCCATGAGCTCGGCCATCCGCAGTGCGGCACGGGCGAGGTTGTCGTCGGGTTCGTCGGCGTACTCGACCCAGTTCCCGACGTCGAGCTTGACGCGTTCGATGGCAGCGGCCAGGAGCCCGGTGAGCCGGGTGCCGTCATAGTCGCCGTCCCAGTCGGACGACGTGACGTCAAGTACCTGTTTGAGCTCGTCGAGCTCCGGCCACACTGCCATCGGACGATCAGGAGCCGATCGTGTACGCGGTGAACGCGGTCGGGTACATCGGCGCGAACCAGAGCAGCCCGACCAGCGCCACGTCGCGCCCGGCCTTCGCCGGGACGTCGACCTGGAGCGTGTAGGTGCCGTCCTCCGTCCAGCCGAAGCCCGACGACGGACCGACCAGGACATCGATGCCCTGCGTGTCGAGCGCCGGGACCCACACCGGGCGCAGGCCCGAGATCGTCCCGCCCGTCCCGCCGCCGGCCGTGAACCCGGCCTGGATGCTGGAGTACAGCGGAGCGTTCGTGGTGTTCGCCTTGGCGTCGATGAACGCCCCGACGGCCGTGCTCGACAGCCACATCGTGTTGATCGGCTTGCGCACTGCGGCGCCCGCGGCCCAGGCCGAGCCCAGGACGAGGTTCTCCGGGTCGAGGACCCCGCCGTCGTTGACGCCGCTGCCGACGCCCACGAGCGCGGCGAGTGTGGACAGGGCCTCCGTCTCCGCGTTCTGCGCGTACGCCTCGGCCAGGAGCTCGAGGTACAGCGAGAGGTAGGAGGGCGAGCTGCGCTTGAGCAGCTGGAGGCTGATGTCGCCACCGCCCGCGATCGTGATCGCGTCGAACGTCGCGTTCGTGATGGAGGTCGTGGTGCTCGTGATGTCCGCCTTCTCGGGGGCGGACTCGTCCTTGTAGATCGCCTGCACGCCCGCGGTCGGGCGGGTCACGATCTTGGGCACGATGAGCGACATGCCGGCCGCCGGCAGGTCGAGCTTGCGGGTCGTGTTGAGGAACGGCCGGCTGGGATCGATGACGCCGATCAGCTCCGTGCTGTAGGCGTCGGGCACGACGCCCACGTTGTCGGATGTCACGAGGTCCGCGAGGGCGCGCATCTGCTGGTTGTCGATGCGCTCGCCGGAGAGCATCCGCAGGACGGCGCCCATCCACTCGCCGCGCATGGCGCGCGGAGCCTGCTCGGGCTGCGGGCCCGGCAGCTGGAAGTTGGCGCGGTTCTGCTCTTCGAACGCAGCGAACCGCTCGCTGATGGAGCGGAACTGCTCGGACTGCGTGGTGCTGAGCGTCTCGATCGCCCGCGTGATCGGGTCGAGGTTCAGCGTGGGAGCGACCCCGGCGACCGGGGCCTCCAGGGTCTCGGTCGGGGGCACTGACGCGTCTCCTTCATTCTGCGAGCGCACTGCGAGAACGGCCGCCTGCTCGCCGTAGGCCGGCCGGTACGTGGTGGACACGCCGTGCAGGCGGGCCCTGTTGTGGGTCCGCACGCGGCGCCCGTTGATCTGCTCGATCGAGGTCCCGCCGGAGAGCTCGGAGAACTCCACGGATGCCCCGGTGACAATCCCCTCGGCTGCGAGGGCGAGCTGCTCGTCACCCGCCGCCGTTCGGGCGACCCGGAAGGTGGCGTGCTGTCCGTCGGGCCGGTCGTCGAGGGCGATGGCCTTGCCCGTGGGAACGCGCGTCAGGACGGGGCGGCCGTCCTGGCCCATGCCGAACCGCGCCTCGTGCTCGGGGCCCATGAGCAACACGGATCCGGGGTCTGTCCCCGTGAACGCGCCGCGCGCGAACTGCTCGCGTCCTTGGATGGTGTCGATCGCGACGTTCCACGGCACGATCCGGATGTCGAGCTCGCGGCGGGCGAGGTCGCGCACCTGCACCTCGGAGGCGTCCACCTCGAGGCTGCGCGCTACGGCTTCGTCGGGCTGGTCCGCGGCCGTGTCGATCTCTGCCAAAACGAAAGACCTCCTGCGCTGCGCTTTGGGCACATGCGCGGAGGCCTCGTGATCGGCACTGGTCGCAAAGGACTCGGGCCGATGGATATTCGGTTCCGATCGGAGGCTAGCGCCTACGATCCATCGGTGTCAATGTGCTATCTGGCCCAATCCATCAGGGCTGACGCGGCGAGGGAAGCGCCGCCGGAGCGCGGCCGGTAGACGATGTCGAGGGCCGCCTCTCGCGCGGCGCGGACCTCGGGCGGGTCTTCGATCGCGAGGGTGATCGCCTCGGCCAGCCGCGAGGGTCGGTCGACGTTGACCCCGACCCCTGATGCCGCCCAGAACCGCAGGCCATGCTCGACATCGCGCCGGAAGGCGGGCGAGTTGAGAGCGACCACGGGGCGGCCGGTGGCGGCGAACTCGAACAGGCTCGAGCTGTTGTCGCAGACGTAGACGTCGGCGCGGCGGAGGATGTCGCAGAACGACGGCACCACCTCGATCCGGGCGGAGCGATACCAGCGCTCCACCTTCCCCATCGCGCGCGGGTGGGCGTGGCCGATGACCGCGAAGTGCTGCGCGATCACGGGCACGATGGCGCGGTAGTGCTGCCAGGCGGACTGCATCTCGGGTGCGATGTTCGGCCCGTCCCAGTGGAATGAGAAGGCGATCACCGGGCCGTCCGATGGCACCCTCGCGGCGAGCGTGTCGAGCTTGGGGCAGCCGACGACCTCGACCCTCGCCTTCGGGTACGCCCTCCGGGTCCGCGAAGCAGCCGTGTCGTTGGGCACGAGGAACAGCGACGCGTCCCCTTGGTTGCGGCCGCCGGGATACGCCGGATGGTCGGTGGAGTAGCTCTGCCCCGCGCCATGTTGACCGAGGGCGATCCGCGTCCGCCCGACCATGCGCGCGGCGCGCAGGTCGCCGTAGCTCGTGACGAGGACGGGCCGTCGCGCGTCGCCCGTAAGAGGCCGGGGTGCGAAGCCTGGCAGCCCTCGCGCGGCCGGTACGGCGCGGGGCGAGACGTGGAACGTCCCGCGCGACTCCGGCGGGAGCGCCAGCCAGATCGGCGCCAGGTGATCGACGTACCACGGAGCGGACGCGAAGACGTCGATCAGGCCAGCCACTGCGCCACCATGGCGGCCCGGTCATCGAGCTCCGTCCGCAGCTCGGGCGGCACGAGGGACTCGCGATAGGCGCGGATGGCGCCGTGGTTGCGCCAGCCGATCGCCTCGCAGCGGAGCAGGACGTCGCGGTTGCGGGCCTTGACCCCGACCCGGATGTCGGAGCCCTGCCGCGTCCGCGGGTCGTGGGTCAGGCTGTCGGCCCGGAAGACCTTGTGGTACGTCGGCTTCGTCGTGAGTCGGACGCCCGGATGCTGGGCGAGGATGCTCGTCACGACGCTGTCCTGCCCGCACGGCTCCTGTGCCCCGTACCCGCCGATGGCCCGTAGGAGCGTCGTGGAGAACAGGCCGAACTCGATCCACGTCCGACGCGAGCGCAGGATCCGGGCCGGCCGCTGCGGTTCGTGCCACCAGATGCACGACGACCCTGCAGCCTGAGCGCGGGTCGCGAGCAGGGTCGCGATGTGGTCGCGGGCGGTGAAGTCGTCGGCGCCGTGCGGGGCGTACCACTCGAACGGCGACCCCGCGATCATCGCCTGTTGCGTGAACGGCGTGCCGCGGTTCGTCGGGAAGGTGCCGATGACGAGCCGGTCGTCGCGGACGGTGACGGGTGGCCGCTGGCCGTCCCCTGCCACCAGGACGATCGTGTTCGGGTGCGTCTGGGCGAGGGCGTGAACGACGGCCTTGTCGATCATGTTCGCGGGCACCCCGAAGTACGGGATCGCGACCAGGACCGTCATCGCCTCGTGCCGCGCAGGAGGTGGAAGAACCGACCCCGGCTGCCGTGCGGGACGTGCTCCAGGTGATCCAACAGCAGCGCAGACGCGTAGCGTGCGCGAGCGTCGTCGGGCTCGGGGAAGTGGCGGACGTGGGAGGCCGAGTCGAACGACGGCACGGACACGATGACGAGCGCGCCGCGCGGGATCCGCGACAGCAGCCCGAGGTCATCGTCGAGGTGCTCCAGGACTTCGTTCGCGACGTACACCTCGGCATCGATGAGCTGGTCCGAGCGCAAGTCCGCGAGCGCGAACGCGGCACCCGGGACGAAGCGCTGGGCCTCCGCGATGCAGCGCGGAGAGAAGTCGACCCCGACATACGTCCGTGCCCGAGCCACGAGCAGCGACGCCAGCCGGCCCGTGCCGCAGCCGAGCTCGACGACCGAGCAGCCATCGGGCACGAGCGCGGCGCTGGCCTCCCACAGCCGCTGGTAGGGGTTGCCCTGCACCGGGTGCCACTGCGAGTTCCGGCGATCGGCGAGGGCGCGATCGTAGAACGCGGCGAGGGCGGCTTTCATGCCGCGAGGTTCCATGCGCGCCGGAGCGCTGCCCAGTCGACCGGGAACGCTGCCCGGACGGCAGGATTGATCCGCAGGTGTGCCCGGTGATAGCCCGAGATCGTGTCGCGGTGGCGGACCCACAGCCAGCCCCACGCGTCGTCGAGCAGGACGATCGGCGCCGCCGCGGCGCACTTCGTGTGGCCGTAGTCATAGACCGTGCCCGCGTCTCCGGGCGGCGTGACGAGGGTGTGCATCGCGTTCCTCTCGTGGCGCACATGGACGTAGCAGCCGCGCCACACGCGGACACCGGTCGGGAGCATGAGGATCGTCCGCCGCGTGACGCCTGCAGCTGCAGTGCGGACGCGGGTTAGCGCATCGGGGGCCAGGCCGTCGTCGTCGTCAAGCCGCGTCTGGAGCGTCGTGTCGTCGGCCGGCCCGACGACGGAGCGCCACGGAGCGCGGTAGTCCGCCGCGGCGATGCGCTGGCGGATCATCCCCTCGGCCTTCGGGAGGTCGGTCGGTATCCAGACGATCGGCTCGAACTGCGGGGCGCTGTCGCCGTAGAGGGCGAGGCGCTCGGCGAGCAGCGGATCGCGTTCGTCGAGCAGGACGACCCACGTCCAGTCGCGCTCCGTCTGCGCGGCCATGAGCCGCGCCGTCACGGCGCGGGTGATCGCGAGCCGCCGCCGGTTCGCCCCGACGTCCCACGCCGGGCCGTAGGCCGAACGCGTCAGGACGAACTGTCTCATGCCGCGTACATCGTCTTGCACCGTGGGCACGGGCCGCTGTACGAGCCCGACTTGGACAGGAGCCGGTTGCACTGCATCACCCGCGGCACGCCGCCCATGCGCTTGACGTGCATGCCCGTGCAGCGGATCTCCGCCGAGCGGAGCTGCGGCAGCTCGGACGGAACAGCGGGTGCCGGGGCGAACGGGACGGGCGCGAGCTCGCTGTCGCCGGGCTCGAGGCCCTCGCGCTTGCGGGCCATCGCCGCGGCTTCGTCAGGGCCGATGACCCCTACCGCTGCGGTGTAGATCTCCCAGCGCGTCTTCTCATCGGCGCGCTGGAGTTCCTTGACGTTGAACTTCGCGATCGTGGTCCGGGGCAGGAGGTCGGTCATCGCCTGCTCGATCGGCTCCAGGTAGTTGATCGCGAGCGAGCCGCGGACGAAGTTGATCCACACGTCGGCGAGGTTCTGGTACGTCAGGGACGATCCCGGGGCGCCGTATTCCATGAGCGCGCCCGGGATGCCGAACAGGCGCGCGGCCTCGCCGTTCTGGTGCTCGCGGGAGTCGAGCATCTGGGCGTTGTTCTCGTTGAACGGCACGTCGCGCAGCTCCCACTCGCCCGACGTCACCTGCGGCATGTTCGGGGGCGTCGCCACCCACTGCGCGCGGGCCTTGGCCGCTTCGTCCTGCGTGAGATCCAGTGGGGTATGCAGGTTGACGGAGGGCTTCCCGCCGTCGGCGTACAGGTTGGCCGCCCATTCCTGCGCCTCGACCGACACGGAGACAGCGGCGCCCGCGAGCTGGAGCGGCCCGACGCCCCGGAGGGTGCCGGGTTCTTTCAGGTAGGTGATGTGGACGAAGTCGCCCGTCGGGTTGGGCGGCGACCAGCGCGTGCCCTTGACGTTGCCCCAGGTGTAGATGGGGAACAGGCGGTTACGCGGGTTGTCCTCGACCGTGAGCTCGGCCGGTGGCACGACGATCAGCGCGGTCACCCGGGCCTGTCCGTCACGCGACGCGACCCACAGCACGACCTCGCCGCGGGATGCCATGAGGTAGGCCATGTCGCGGTAGCAGTCGCGCGGCGTCGAGTACGGGTCGGGCCGGACGATCAGGCGCGGCGCCTCATCCATGACCTGGCCGAGCTGCCAGCCCTGCATCGTGAGCGAGCCTGTCGAGTTGGCGATGAGCGTGACCGCGCGCTGGATGGCCGGCACGCCCAGCGCCTCGCGCACGGACGGCAGCCGCCACGGGCGCGGCTTGGCCTGGATGACCGCGAGCTGTGCCGCGAGGTCAGGCGCTTCGGCGAACGGGTCGACCGTGCGCAGCTGGTAGGGCTCGAGAGTGAGGAGCTGCCGGACAGCGCTGAAGACGCCCATCACATCACCTTCGGAACAGCAGGCTTGGGGCCAGAGGCGAGCCCGACGGCTCGGATCGCGGCCAGAGCCGCGGTGATTGGTCGGTCATCGTTGGCGCGGACCGCCTGGTAGGAACCTGACTCGTCATGCGGCTTGCGGGCGGTCCACACGAGGTCGTCTGCGATCTGCGCGGCATCGTCCCAGCGCAGCCGCCCGGCCTTGACGCGCGTCACGAAGGCGTCGGTGGCGTTGGCGAACTTTGCGCCGCTGATCGGCTCGAACTTGCGGAAGAACCGCCCGAGGACGGCATCGGTCAATGGATCCCCACCGACCACGGGCACGCCCAGCCGGAGCGCGACCTGGGCCATGTCCTTACCCAGCGCGTCGACGTTGATCGGGTCCCCCGTGACATCGAACAAGAGCCGCAGCCCCATCTGGTCATCGGGCAGTGGCCACGCGATGGCGGCGGAAGCACGGGTGCCCGATGGCGCCATGCTCACCGCCATGAAGGGGCGTCGCGGAGCCGGCAGCGGGCTATCGGCCGCGCACAGCTTCCACGCGAACTCGTCTACCAGCCGCTCGCGCATCGTGGCGACCCAGCGGCACAGCGACTCCGTCTCAAACCCGGCTAGGTTCCCCGACAGAACGGCCTTGCGGTAGTCGTCCTCGAGTGAGCGGAGCACCTGCGGGAAGTACCCGATGGCGGGGTTCGCCTCACACCAGCCCTCGCGATCGTCCGCCGCGCGGTCAGGAGCCGCAGACCATTCGAGGACGGCGAGGGTTGGATCCTCTCCCGCTCGAGCCCTTACCGAGTTGAGCACCACGCTGCCGTCGTGGCCAGCGTTAGAGAAGTACACCGTCTGCGGATCCGCCGACATACGGAGCGTGGGACCGGCCGCGTTCATGACGTCCATGGACAGCATCTCGCGGAGCTCATCGATCAACAGGTCGTCGACTGGATGACCCCGGGCCCCGCCCGTTCCGGCCGCAGCGATGCGGTAGCTGCCGCCGTTGGTCAGGACGATCTCCTCCTGGCCTGACCCGTAGCGCGGCCAGATGATCTTGCCGCGGCGTCGTGGAAGCAGGGCCTCGTCATGCTCGGCGATGGCGTCAGCGACGACGGAGAACATCTCGCGTGGGAGCTCGCGGTTCTGTGCGATGTGGAGCACCTTCCGGCCGGCTCGCAGTCGACGGACGATGTGCGGCTTCGCGAGCGTCGTCTTGCCCTGTTGCCGGGCGACGAGGATGAGGATCTCCCGGTAGAGCAGTCCGCGGGGACAGGTCGCCGTCAGGTATCTGGCCGAGGTGTCCTGCCAGGGCATGAGCTTGATACCCATGGCCTCGGCATCGGCGTGGAACGCCTTCCAGTCGGAGCGCGCGGGGATCGGGGGTGCGACCCTCGGATGGTCGTGCCCGCGCAGCTCGGACTTGGGTACGCGCTTCGCCATGGCCATCAGTCGTACCGCCGGGTGACGACCTTCGATGCACCGTAGGAGTAGCGGGAAGGCGCGCGGCCGGACTCGTCCATGCCCCGTGAGATGTGGCACGAGTGGCAGACGGAGCGCAGGTTGTCGAGCTCGTCACCACCCCCAACGGCGCGCGGGCGGACGTGGTCGACCTCGGTCGCGATGGTGGTGCAGATGCCCGGGATGCCGAGCTGGCAGCGGGTCCGGTCGCGGGCCAGGGCGAGCCGGCGCTGCTTGCTCCAGGCCCAGCGGTTGGAGTCGACCAAGGATCGCCGCTGCATAGTCATGCCCGGTGCATACAGCGTGAATAGTGGCGGGCTGAGGACTGCATAAACCAGCGCCGGGCACGCTTACGGGTGACGTTCCTAGTGCTGCGAAATTCGCATGGAACAGGCCTATTCCACACGATATCCGCACGAATAGGCTCGGATTGGCAGCGAAACGCAGGATTGTGTGTAGAGAGAGTGAGGAG